GCTTCACAGGCTAGCTAAAGGTGCCGGGTCTTCAGAAGGTCCCAACGGACCCGGCGACGTTGTGTGGCTTACCCGGGGGAGTGGGTGACCTTCCTATTCTTCGTCCAAGACCTCGGCCAGCTTGTTGGCGTACCAGATGGCCTTAGAGTTATCTTCGACGTCATCGACCTTCTTGCCCAGACGCCACTGATACCTGATCACGGTGCCGCGAAGAAAGCCGATGAACTGCTCTCGGCCCAGCGCCGCCCGAATGGCGTCGATACACTCGATCCCGTTGCCCGACTCGGCATAGTGACTGGGGTGGTTGACCATGTCCTTCTTGGGAGCCGGAGGGGCCACCGTAGGGCTACGCGCCATGGCGCACCTCCTCAAGGAGGTCATTAATCTGCTCCAATAGCTCGCCCTTGTTGTAGGATAGCTCGGTCTCTTCGATCAAGACGGACTTCTTGGCCACGTGGGCCGAGGTCATAAGACCGTCCCGGGCGAGCTTGGCGGCAGCCTGAGACCCGGCGACCTGGATGTGGGTCTTCCCCTCGTCGTCCTTGGTGTGGACTTTGTAAACGCGCATTGGTTTGACTCCTCAGCAGTCAGGCTGGAAGGACCCAGGCGATTAGGCCCAGGTCCCTGCAGGTCATTCGGCCTTGGCGGCCTCGGTGATGTTCTTGCCCAGCTCGGTCAGAAGCTTCGCGCTTTCCTTGGCGCCGGCTTCCTTGGCTTCGGCGACGGCTTCGGTGATGGTGTCCTTGACGACGGCCAGCAGGCGCTTGGTCTCGGCCTTGACGGCCTTGGCGGTCTCGGCGTCGGCGATCTCCGCGGCCTTGATGACCAGCTGTTCGGCGCGGTCGTCCCCGGTCAACTTGCCGGCCTTGGCGACAAGAGCCTGGATCTTCGAATTTTCGCTCAACGACATTTGGTGCTCTCCTTGATTGGATTTGACATCGGGTGGTCAAAATTCGAGGAGAGGCTTGACGATGTCGTCCGGCTCAGCTCCTCAGCAAGAACGACCCTAACGTGTTTTGAAAGGGCCGTAAACAAATATTTTGCGCTTTTTACTTCAACTGATTTGAGGGACCTGCCACAACTTGGACGTGAAGTCCGATAGAGGCGCCAGCAGTCTTTCCAGCCTCAAAGGCTTCCTTATTCTGGACGTTCACTCGGCCCTTCTTGGCTGCCTCGATCCTCAGATGCCAGTAGTATTCGTTGTCGCTCTGAAGATACCCGCTGAGGCACCGTATGGCCACGAGATAAACACCGCGAGGAGGTTCTTCCTTCATGAGTGAGTTGAAGTAGGCCACCGCCTGGATCTCATTCAACTCAACAGGCTGCTTAAGGGTATTCCAGCCCTTACCAAGCAACTCAAAGGAGTAAGTGCCAGGAGGCAGGTTGTCGAAGTTGGGTCGGAGCTTATTGTATGCCTCGAGTTTTAGGTCATTGGCCCTTTGCTTGGCCTCAATGGCTTCCTTGTTGGCCTCGCGCCACAGCTCTAAGGCCTTGACACAGACACGATCTGCGCAGCCATGCTGGAAGTCAGTCGCGTAGCGGTTGTCGCCCTCGGCATCCTTCTGGGCCTGTCGGCTCAACTTGAGAATAGCTCTAACGACGAACTGGGCAATCAGCTTCGCGGTCTCGGCGTTCGACTGTCGGCCCTTGAAGGTGCTGTGGAAGTGGTTGCGGCGTCCAGACCGGCGTTCGTGGTAGGAGCAGTCATAGAGCTTAGCAATCGAGCAGCAGACCTTCTTAGCCCAGGCGTAGGCAAGGAAGTCATCCTCTCGATGGTCCTTGTTCTCAGTGGAGGCGCCAAGCACATCGACCTCAGTCAAATTGTGTTCAAGCAGCAGCTTCTGGGCCTTCTCCATAGCTACCGAGGCCTCAGCCTCCGTGCACCCGCGCTCTGCCGTCATTTGAAGCAGCTTAGCAATCTTGGCTTTGATCGAGTCAGACATGGCTTAAACCTTCTTCACAAAATGTGGATATGCCGCAAGAACCAAATTGACCATTTCCTTGGCCTCGGCGAGAGTAAAAGCTCTCTGTTTCAGGGTCCTCCAGCACCACGGAGTTATAGAATGGTCGGCGATCTTGATGACAATCTGAGAATGAGAACCTGTCTTGACGTGTGCAGGAACGTATTCGTCATTGCAGATGAGACAGGCCGCCGTCGAGCCATCTTCATATACGGCGCTTGGCCAGGATCGCCCTGAGAACGACCGGTACGTGCCCGTAGGAACCTCTGCAACTTTCCACTTGATCTTGGCCATAATAAGATGCTCCTCAGCGTTGTTCTGAAGAGCATCCTATCACCAGCTAGTTGGTCTGTAAACAGGTATTTACCGCTCGGCGATTACGAAGCGCAGTTGAAAGCCGAGCTCTGAGACCTTGGCCAATACGTCTCGGTGCACGATCTTTACACGGCCGTCGCTAAACCGAAACCTGGTGTACGGTAGGTCTCCTAGACCCTCATGGCCTTTGGGCACTCGGTGTTCTGTCGTTAACAGCGACATTGAGACAATCCGCCAGGCCGTGTTCTTTTTGATGAACCGCTGCGCCTTGACTTCAGCGGAAAGTTTCTGAAAACTCATGACAATCCTCCATCCCGCAACAGCGACTTGACCGCGATGAGCTTCGTGGTAGGCGTGCCGACGGCGTTGATCGCCGCACCGATGTTCTGGAGGACCTTTGCCTGGGACTCGACTTGGGCTCGTAAGGCATCGACGAGTCCTGACACAGCCACAACCGAGTCCTTGTGGCCATAGATGACGACCGTAGCACAGGCGTGAGCGTCGCTAAGTTGGATGCCGGCTTGGTGGATCAGAGACGTATTTGTGAACAGCCCAGCGGCCCATTTGGCATTCTCAAGCTCAAACGAAAGCTTGAGCATGGCACTGTCCTGCTCGTTGATACGCTTTTGGAGCTCTGCTCTTTCTGCCTTGAGCGCGTAGACGCAGCTTTGGGTACTCTTTTCGGTATCTGCCATCTCTAGGACTGTCTTTGACAGAGCCCGATTACACTCACGCAAGTTGTGCAGTTCATGGATGGGATGATTGTCCAGAGTAGCTCTGTCCTGAAAGCCTTGGTAGACCATCGGGCTCGTCTCTAACTGAGACTTGAGCTTGTTGATCTCGGCCTTCATCTGATCTTGCTGCCGTGATTGGGACAGAAGATCACTCAGGCGGCCGGTATAACACCCATGAACTCGGGAGCCATAGCGCGACGCGTCCCAGGTGTGGGCTAACCACTTGGCCTCGTGCTGGTCAGTCCACGCAAGAATTCTGTTTTCGGCAGCCGCGTAATCGAAGCCCGCCAAAGCCGGTTTGCGGACGCTGGACATCTCCCAGCATGCGTCGAAGAATGGGTTCTTCGGTGCAGCCGACGGCGCGATCTGGCAACGGCACCGAGGGTGAACGACGTCCCAAAACGTCGACTTTCCGGGTGCCCGAGAAGCTACAGTGCGCGGGACCTTTAACTCAAGGTTCTGGGCCTTAACCCGCCGGAGCTTCCGCTTCAGCTTTTTAACGTCACTCATTTTTCATTCTCCTCTAGGTCTCTCGGTGTGGGAGCCGGAGCCGGATTGGCCAGCTCATAGGCAAGGCGATGGACAACCACCTGGGTTTGAGCAAGTTGCGCAGGCCAGGCAAGCACGATGCCCATCAACTCATCGTCGCTCAGGACGACGCCTGTGAGCTGCTCAGTGTGACGAGCAACCTCGTAACCGACACCGAGATGGTAGGCCAGTAACATCAAAAGAATGCGGATCATCGAGACCTCCTCTTGGGGTGAACGATGGCGTAGAGGCGATGTCCAGCCAGGTCATGGTTCATTTGAACCCAATCCGAGAAACCGTCGACACAATAGAAACTGCGTCCGCGGCCCGCGCGCACCCAAACCGCACAGGGACGCCCCGTGTTAACAACACTCCCGATGGCGCACGACATGGCCCTGTTTGAGCTTGAAGAGACACAGAAGCTCATAACGCGCCCTCCTGGCTAACAGTCCAGTCAAGCTGGTCCCTGAATTCCCACCAGGTTCCATCGGCGTGGCGGTCAGCTAAGCGCACGGGCGCGCTGCAGTAGAAGCCAGAGTATCGGCCACGGGCATGCTCGAGGCCGAAAACCACAGCCGCCCAGAACTCCCAACCTGTTTGGATGCCAATCATAACGAGACCCTCCGCGCCCAGACCCAGACACCCTTGCGGTTCTGCTTAAACTCAAGGTCACACGGACCCATGCCCCAAGTGAGACAGACCGAAGCAAACTTCTGCCAGAATTCATTAGACCTCATTGCCATGACGACCTCCCTCGATCACCATCGGCCAAACATGTCGTTCGCGCAACACGGTCGTCATCACTCTGATCCTCAGAGCAAACTCAGCTCGAGCCGAAGGAGAGCCATGGTGGGCATTCGCCAGCATGTACTGCTGCGTGACGTGTAGAAAGGCAAACAGCTCACTGTTCGTTGCCCGTTGAAGGCCTTGAGTGAGCTTGGCTCGTTCGTGGAATTCGATGTCTGACACTTGGAGCTCCTCAGCAAGGATTTGATAAAGCATCTTAGCTCTCACAGGTGGCTTTGTAAACCGCTATTTTATCTGCCTCGAAGTCTTTTAATCAGCCACCAATACTGGAAGTCAACCATGCGGCAATGGACCCTTGGCAGCCTTCAAGGCCACGAGTAGTTCGGGTTTGGTCATCACTCACCTCCCGGCGCAGGCGCGGCGGGGAGAGGCATCCAGTATTCGTAGTCCTCCAAATCCCAACCTTGATATGCGTCCTCGTGAAGCTCGCCAGTTTCAGCTTCTAGCCAAATGACGTGATATTCCGTGTACCAAAACTCTTTCGTCTGGGCGTGATGCACTGGTAGGGTTGCCAGAACGCGACCGTCTTCCGGAGTCATCGTCTCAATCGGCTGCCAGCATTTCTCCGCCACCAGGGCCGCGAGGTCGGCGGGGGTGAGGGAGGAGATGGCAATCCGAGCAACGTTCTCGAATGTATAACTCGCCCTACTGGTGAGCAGATCGATACGGACGTGTTCCCCAATACGCTTGATCATCTCGTCATTCATGGCCGGGCTCCTTCTTGCCGGTGCCGTTGCAGTCAGGGCATCGCCCGCTGCCCCAGGCGCTCGGATTTGGAAGCGTTCCTTTACCCCCGCACGTCGGGCACGGCTCAGGGCCTTGGCTGGGCGAGAGGGCAGCGCGGGCGATGTCAGCAGATTTCACACAGCAATCGCACCCACATCCCCAACTCCTTCCGGCGATTACGTTCAGCCCCTCCCGAAGTCGTGCAATCTCGGCCGCTAGCCGTCTGATCTCCTCGCGGCACTCTCCGTGCGGGTCGGCGTCGGGTTCTTCGTCAAACATTCTTCAGTCCCTCCAGAGCGTCGCCAATAGCACGAGCCTTTTGCTTGAAACGGTCGCAGCCTTCATCGTTGCTATCAGAGACCCATTTCCCCTGTGTTGCCGCCTCGGCCAGCTTCTTGCCCTGCTCAATCAGGGCGGTGATGTCGATTTCAGTCATGACTCGGTTCCTCCAAAACGAGGTGGATGCAGCCCAGCCGTGTGCCTTTCTGTTTCGCGGCTTCGTCGGCCTTCTCTCGGGTGGGGTACGCCGGCCCTAGTGATGCGATGGGGGAAAAGTAGTTTGGCGGGTAGACGTTCACCCATCCTTCTCGCTTCACCGTCTTCGGCTCGTCCTCGACGGGCACGGGGACCTCTATCTCAGTGCAAGCGATACGGCTTCCTCGGCAGCACTCGTTTTCGCGGTCGGCGTCGTACCGGTTGCGGTGGACCCCAGGCACGTAGCCCAAGTTTACCGGGAAAGTGTTCACCCAGAACTTCTTCAGCACGATGCGCGGCACGTTTCGGACGACGATAGGCCGGCAGAACCCGTCTAGCAAGGTGGAAGTGTTTCCCCTTCCGCCGAGGCTGACCGCGTACACGACCCCATCGTCCAGCATGACCACTATGGGGCGATGCGGGTTTGGCCGGTCGGTGCAGAGTACCCGCACGGGACGCGGCGTTGCTTCGACGGTTTCAACCGGCTTAGACCAATCAATCATTTTGATGCTCCTCAGCAAGGAATTTCATAACCTTGATCTTAGCTTGCCGATCAAGGTCTGTAAATAGCTATTTTACGCTTGCCGGTACCAGCAAGCCTCGGACGAGGGCTCAGGTTCAATCAGTATCACACCATGCGGCATTGACACCTTCACCTTGACGTA